TAGAAGCGGTAGCCGAAGTAACAGAAACTGTGGTAACAACCGAAGCTGTAGCAGAAGTTATCCTTGAAACAGACGTAGAGCGACCAGAAGAACTAACCGAGGGGCAACAGTGGCGAGAAACTACTGCCGAGGTTACGGCTGAAAGAGAAGTACCTCATATGCAAGGTATTGACCAAGGCAAACTTGTTCCACTTTTAGTCGGAGCATTACAAGAAGCAATCACAAGAATCGAAACATTGGAGAACGCATAATGCAAGTATCCCAACCGCATTTAAAGGAGACTAATAATGCAACTAACAGCCGAGCAGTGTGATACCCAAATCGCACAGATACAACAGCAGATCCCTGAGCTACAGGTTCAGTTACAAAGACTCTTGGGGTACAAGCAGGCACTCGTAGAAATGGAGAAGTCTGATGAGATGGATAATGAAGACGTTGAAATAAAGGGGTAAAATGAAATTTTGGTTTAAGGGGAAAGAGTCTGAGGATGAACCTAAAATAATGAAGTATAAGTTTAAGTGGAAGACTGACAATGAATTTCTATGGAAATCACAGATGTGCGTTGCTCATAAATACGTTGAGGAGAAGAATCGTATGGTCCTTTACAGGGTAGATGGTGGCATATTTGAAATACCAGATTGGTCAACGAAGTGGTCATGTTTGATGGGGGATTGGGCAGAGAAGATGAAGGTAACTCAAGAGCAAGAAAGCAAAACGGAGGAGCCTGATTCTGGAGAAAAACTTAACTAATGAACCCTGCGGATGCACAATACTACCACCAACAGGTAAATGACTCGCTTATGGATATAGAAATTATAGTGAGTCTGATCGAGAGGATCGGGCTTCCAGCCGTTATTATTGCGGCAGCATTTTGGTACATCCGTTACAGCACTGACTTAGCAAAGAAGGAGCGTGAGGAGATGTGGGCCAAGGACTCAAGTAATGATGAGAGACTCATGCATCTTGTTGAGAGCACCACAACAGTGATGCAGGAGATGAAGGCTGCACTACAATCGAATACGGAAACAATGAAAGAACTTTTAACTGAGTTTAGGTTAACGGCTGTCAGGAAATAACAATGGTAACACTAACAGATAGTGCAGAAAGAAACTTTTTAAGAATTAGATCAGATAAACATGTCTGGATGAACTAATGGCATATTCGCCTCAAGTAATAGAGCATTATGAAAGACCACGGAATATTGGCAGTCTGGATAGTAGGAGTACTGATGTTGGCACTGGTCTTGTGGGTGCTCCAGAGTGTGGAGATGTAATGAAACTTCAGATCAAGGTTGATAAGGAACAGATTGTTGATGCTAAGTTTAAAACCTTTGGTTGTGGATCAGCCATAGCGAGTTCAAGTCTCGCCACGGAATGGGTTAAGGGTAGAAGTGTCGATGAAGCAAGTACGATAAGTAATACGGAAATAGTCGAAGAGTTGTCACTTCCTCCAGTCAAGATCCATTGCTCAGTGCTGGCAGAAGATGCAATTAAATCAGCAATTAACGATTATAAATCAAAACAAGTATAAAATGGAAGAGATAACTGAAAAGAAAACAATTAAGAATAGAGGTGATAGCAAACCTATAATGACAGTCAATGAACAGATCCAGGTTAACAGATTTAGGGCACGTTTTATTATTGGATTATTTGCATTATCTACGTTCCTATACATTGTTCATGTCATGTTGGGGAGTTCAGAGGAGCTACCTACTTCGTCAAAAGACTTACTGAATATTCTCATTGGAGCTTTCATACCGATACTGGCTGGAATCGCAAAATTTTATTTTGAATCAGGAGGAGATCTCCACCAAGAGCCAGAGAAAAACCCACTACCCCCACACCCAACAAAAGGAGAAGATAATGCTGGAAGCGATGTTACTTAATGTAATCAAGGGATTAGTTATGGATAAGGCACAGTCACTTGCATCAGACCATGTTGAGGCAATGCTTGATGCACATCTGGATGATGATGCAAAACATGCACTGGATGCAGTTGTAGACTCAATGCCTGAAAACTCTTTTAAAAATGTAAGAGAGTTATTTGGTTAACCCATGAAGTTAAGTAAAAATTTCTCATTAAAGGAGTTAACACGGAGCCAGACTGCTCTCAGGATGGGGATCAAGAATGAACCATCTCAAGAGCAGTTGGTCAGTCTGGCTATATTAACTAATACTATTCTGCAACCTTGTAGGGAGAAGTTTGGAACGGTAGCTATTAATTCAGGTCTAAGGGTGTTAGAGTTAAATAGAGCTATTGGTAGCGGTGATGGTTCATCTCATGTCAAGGGAGAGGCAGCAGATTTTGAAGCATATGCAATATCAAATGCTGAGTTAGCAGAGTATATCAAGGATAACCTGGAATTTGATCAGGTGATACTTGAGTATCCTGGGCCTGATCCAAGGGATGGATGGGTACATTGCTCTTATAACAAGATGGGAAATAGAGGACAAGTACTTACAGCAGTAAGAAACAATGGTAAAACAGCATATCAGGAAGGTTTAATCTATGGGTAAGAAAAGGTCACCAGGAAACCCGCACAGAGAAAAACGCAAAGAAAAACTAAAGAAACAATACAGAGAAGATGAGTACACTAAAAGTTAACGAGATCAGGCACATTAGCAATACAGGAACTGCTAATGTCACGCTTGAGAGTAATGAGAACGTAAATTTAAGGACAACATCTACTCAAGCCCTTACTGTTAACGGCACTCTTACTGTTTCAAATACGGCCACACTGAATGGTAATGTTGTGGTTGGTAATGCCTCTTCTGACACATTGTCGTTGACATCAACGGTTAGTGGTAAGAATAACTACTCAGGATTTACTGGTGAGATTAAGATGTATGCTGGCAATGCTGCTGGTAACAGTCCACCTGTAGGCTGGCTTTATTGTAATGGTGACACGGTTAGTCAGACAACAGGTAATGGTGGTACTCACTATAATGCTGATGGAAAAGGTAATGATTACCAGGATCTTTTTAATTTGTTAAAGGCAAGCAGTGACTGGGGAAATTCAAGTTCAGATGCCTGGGGAACAGATACTGTTAAATTACCAGATTTTAGGAGCAGATCTCCTGTGGGAGTACATACAGGAGCAGATTCAGGCAATAGTATTACTGCTGGACTTACCGAAAGGACACTTAGTGATACGACTGGTACAGAAACACATGCATTAATAACTGCTGAACTTGCGGCACACAATCACTCTGCAACTATGACCTCAGTGGCCGCAAATATTACTGCCGCATCTGCGTTAACACTAGAAGCACTGCTACCAAACCATGTGCATCCAATGGCACATACGCACACAATGGCACATACTCATAGTGTTGCCCATGATCATGGATCACAGAATACTGGTGGAACATCTTTAACTACTGAAAATGATGGTGATGAAACGTTGACAATTAGTAGCACCAATTCAGGTACTCAGTCGGCAAGTCATACACACGGATTTGCCCACACACATACATTTGGTGGTGATGACAATATAACACAAGGTGGATATAGTCAGTATAGTAATGTTTGGGCTTATGATGCTGTAAGCACCAATTCTGGAAATGGTAAGCATTTCTATACAATGAACCAGTCGTCCACTAATACATCGGATTCTACAGAAGACCACACTCACGATATTGGACACAGCCATGCAGTTTCTGCACATTCTCACACTATTGCCAGTCACTTACATACGGTTGATATTGCAAATTTTACAGGCAACTCAGGTGCAGCATCAGCTTCAACGACAAGTGCAGTGAGTACAGCAAATACGACAAACCCAACGACTAATCCTACTATTGTTTTTACAGGTGCTTCCAACACTGGTAGTCCATCCGTAATTACAACAATAACAGATGCAACCCATGCTCACGTTGCAACAATTGGCAGTACAGGAAGCGGTACAGCACACAATAACATATCTCCTATTATAGCAGTACACTATATTATTAAAGTTTGATGAATGGCATTAGACAAACAGATAGATTTTTCAGGCGGTCTAAACACACGTATACCAGCCC